CATCACGGAACCTGCGGGTGTCTGTAGCATATTTCTTATCGTCAACACTAGGTACCATTCTGTAGACCCATTTTTCTCTGTCTGTGATTTCTGTTTGGATATAGATCTGTCCATTAGCACTAGCCAAGAATGGACTAGCGCAGTCAAACGATATTGTAAATTGTTCATTATGATACTTTCTTACTGCTCTCTGTATATCTGTTAATAAACATGCCCACTCAAGTTTACTTGTACCCAAGAAGTGCATCCAATCATGCAAGCCTTTTTCTAGCAAGCCATCAAAGCGTAGTTCAACTAATCTGCGTAAAACTAAATGGACGTCACACATGTTTTGTCCACCCATGGCCCAACCTTCAAATGGTTGTGCGTATTGACGAGGATCGCAGTATTTCTTCATGCGATCATACCAATCATCTGCGTCTGCGTGATTCTCACCTTGTAGTACATTAAGGAACTTACAAGCACCTGTGCGATTCTTCATGAAGTAGTCATTGTTGATGTAGGTACCTTGCACTGCTTCAATATAACTAGTAATACCTGTGGCTTTACGACCTGCTGGGCTACGAGCTACCCATGCTGGAATATCTAAGATCATACCGCGATCCATGTAAGCATCCATCCACGACAATACTAGTTCACGTTTCTTCTGTGCTTTAGGACACGTAGGATCTTTCCAATCACCTTCCCACACACCCTTACCAATCTGGAAACCACCTGAATCACCAAGTATAAAACTACGTGATCTATCACGATTACGTACCATATCTTCTTTGGGACTGTGTTTGTTTACATCAAGTTCTGCGTGTCCTGCTGAATATAGTGCCCAATGATATGGAAAGTAAGCCGCATCAGGATTGAGCCAATTGAGCCCTTCTATACCGTTTTCAAAGTCTGCTGGGATACGTGCTGGATCTACATAGTTAGGATCATGTCGTTGTTTACCTACATAGGTAGCATAAAAACCACTCAATGCTGGTAAGAATACAGCATAATCTTTCTGTTTACTGGTAAGGTTATCTTTTTCCACTGTTATTTACTTTGTGCTGGTAAGATGTAGTTGTAAGTAGCAAGACCTGAGTTAACAGTGATCTGTGCCGCACCTTCGTCACTGATACTAAATTTCTTATCACCTGCTAGGTTTAAGATACTTAATACAGCACCAACTGGCCATGACCAACCTTTTGATAATGTACCTGTAACACCTGCCTGGAATACAAAATTACCTGCGTGACTGCTGTGATCACCAAATGATAATTCTAAGTTGCCATTATTAGTTTTAGCAGTAAAGTTGTTTTCTTCACTGTTAGCACTAGCTTGGAATTTAAGTCTTTGGATATTAGCCACTGTTGGCTCAAACTCTACGTTCCATGACACTGCTCGCATTTTAACTGTTTTAAGTTTGTCGTTGACAATTTCTTGGCTCATAAAACGATAGTCGTTCTTAAAGTCGCCAGCGGCATTCTCAAAATGTAAACCTACTGCTACTTGTTCACCATTACGATCTTGTTTGGTAATAGTAATTTTAGCATTGTCTTTGTATTCTGGAATACCTAAGATAGTGTTTAGCTTGCCTAGGTTTGGCATACCAAAAGTACCAATAAATTCTGCTACTGGTCCATTTAGTTTTGCTTGGACAATAACTGAACGGTCTTCAGCTAATGCTTCAATAGTTGTTTCTGCGTCTGTACCTGATACTTTAACTAGGTCAATAATACCCAAGCCATAAGTGTTTTTAACGATGTCTAATAGATGGTCTCTCATGTGTTTCTCCTTTGATAATTGATTATATATGGTTTATTTAGATCTTGCAAGTCATTTGATAAAATTATTTTGATGATATGGATCCTATAGCTTGTGATCGTTTTACTGAGGCTAAATCTCCTGGTTTAGATATTTCAACCCAATTACAAATGTCATCTACATTTTCAGAAGTATGTTCGCCAAATTTTATTATTTTATATCCAACTGTTTCAAATATTCCACCAGGCCTTAAAAAATTAATTATTAATGCTAGATATTTTTCAATTGAACCCAATGACATTTCTGTTAATATTTCCCAAGCTAAAATAAATCCAAACTGATTAGTTGGTAATTGAGAAAAATTTTGATCATGCAAATTTGTATATAATCTTAATCTTCGTTGATATTCTATAGTATACCCACTCGTTATTGTTTCTAAATATGAATTGTATTCCATATTTAAAAGGTATAACGGATCACAAGATACCATAGTATCTATCCAAGATTTATTCATTGGTGAAATTAATAATCCAGGATATCGCCAGTTACAATATAATTTAATTTTATTTACGATAAAGTCTGGTGGGATAGAATTGATATTTTTAACTACCGTATAACGCCCACTGTTTACGTCACTGACTAAATTTTGTCCTAGTACGTTTACATCATCTATATAACCTAAGTTTTGTCCTGTAGTATCAATTAACTCTTCTACATCTCTGATTAATTTCTTAACATCATCGACAATACTAATATTTTTTTCTTGGACTTCTTTTTGTAAGTTCAAAAAAGAATTGCTAATATGATCAACAGAAAAAGATACATTAGAATGCATGGTATTTAAATTATACAATGATGCTAACGGTTCAGTTATATCTAAATTAGCTGTTAAAGACCCAAGTTGATTAATTAGATCGTTTCGATATCTGAGTAAATCAACAATAGTATTCATTATTCAAACGTAAATAGATTATCAAATGTAGTGGCAATTTGTGTGTTTTCACCAATCTTCCAATCTAACACACCTAATAAATTTTCTACCTTTTGATCTACGATACCAGCTTCCATTGAATCCTGATCAAACGGTAACTCTTTAAACCACGCAGGTATATGTGTTTCATCAGTTGGATACCCAATTGATGTATAACCAAGTGGGTTATCTTTTAATTTACAAACAATGGTCTTCATGCCATCAACTATGCTCATGCTGTATTGATCATTCATCATGCGTTTTAAGTTATTCCAATTCATAGCCGCACGTACATGTCCGGGCATGTTGGCTTTGCCTAGGCGTTCTTCTTCTTTTGAATATTTGGTCAAGTTGTTGACACGTTTAGGTGTGCCTTTTTCCCAAGCTGGACGCTCTGTGAATACCAGTTTAAATTCACGGACTTTGTCAATGATAGCCTCACGCTGTGTGCCGGTAAGTACATCAAGCAAGATATCACTTAAGAAGTCTTGGATAACCTTTGGAGTATCACTGCGTTTCAAGTCCAACCCCATGGCTTTTACTTTGCCTGCGACACCGTGAGTGTCTAAACGCTTGCCTTCCATATCATAGATCAGCACAGCATATCGTTTTTTCTTGATAAACAAGCCTTTAAGTGCTACAAGTTCACGCCCACCTTTGATAAGTTCGCCTTGACGTCGTGGAGTATGGAAAGCCTTTTCACAGAACTGTGGAAAACTTTCATTGACCTGATCAGCGATACTGTCATATAAACCTACTGCTATATCTTTGTTCCATTCCATCTTACCCGCCTCAACATCTGCCTTGACCATTGGCCAAGCTGAGAAGTAACATGAGTCTGTATCACCATAGATAATCGCGTCACCTACGTGATCATACTTACCAGTGATACATTCATTTATGTAGGCATCCATGTGCTTGGCAATGGTACGACCGGTAAGGGTTGTGGATTGTCCAATACGCTTATCAAAGAAGCGACAACCAGGGTTAAGAATAGCACCATATAAACTGTTAAGGTTAATTTTCTTAACCAATTGTCGTTTATCCCAGAATGCTTTGTCTTCATCTGTAGTTGCCTCTTTCTTTTTAGCCTGCATTTCTTGTCGTTCAGCATACCAACGTTCTAGCAATCCTGGAACGACACCTTTACGTTCATTGTTAAAAATTGTACCGTTAGCTGATAGGATCCAAGGTTTGTTGCTGTCAAATATCAATCGCCAAACGTCTGCGGCACTTAGCACATCACTGGTACCATTGGCCCAATCAATGGTAATTTCCGTACCTGGTTCCATGTTCATTACTGATGTATATTCTAAACTGCCAAACAAACCTTCCCATGCGTCAGCAAATGACGAACCTCCTTGTTGTTTTTCTTTGATATAGTGTTCAGTCATCACAGGACGTAGCTGTCCTACGATAGTTTCTGGTCCCATGTTAAGTGCGCGAATCGCTGACGGATACAGTGAGTTAATATCAATAGCACCAATGTAGTCATGCATGCCTGCTTTAGGCGTCGCTACATACGCACCTGCGGCCTGCGTGTCAAACTGTTCATCACGGTTGCGATTTGGTACAACCATACCCAGTTGATGTGCTTCATTGATGATAGCCTGTTCTGTAACAGCCACAGCACCCATAGTTGTTTGTAGTAGCACAGTGTTGTCGTGTGCCAATTCATTGGCAAGATCTAAGAAGCGTAGTTTCTTATCTAATTTGGCCAACAGTGCGGTATCTTGACGATTGTATTCAATGAACTTAGGAAAGTCTTGATTGTATAATTGATCCAGCGTACCTTCGTACTGTGTCTTACGTTCATCTAATTCATATTCAGCGATGGCATCTAGACTGTAACTGTGACGCTCTTCATAGGTATACTTGCGATACAGTTGCATATAGTCCATATGAACACGACCAATCAAGTCAAAGGTCATATTGGCTGCACCAAAGCGTTCAAACTCACGTTGCTTAGGAAACTGACCCCATAAACAGAAACGTCTAGTGTCATCTTTGCTCAACACACGATTGGTTCGTTGCACCATATAAGGAATATCAAAACCTTCACTGTTCCAACCTGATAATATATCTGCATCGTCGATCAAGTCTAAGAACGTTTTCAGCAAGTCTTCTTCACGAGCCATTAAGAAACAGTTGTCATAGTTTTTTGCTATCTCTTCTGCTGTTTCCCAACTCATGCTCTTAGGGGGAATCACCATGGTAACTAGCTTATCTAGCCAATCTAGGTATACTGATACCGCGGTGATTGGATTGAACGGATCTTCTGGTTTACTGAAACCTCTGACAGGATCAAAGTCTACCTCAATGTCGAAGAATGCTGTTTGTAATTTGGGGGACTTCTGTCCTAAATAGTTTTCTTCAAGACAGCGGAACACGGGGTTGATATCACTTTCCCAGATGCGCTTGCCTGAATTGATTTTGAGTTCTTTGTGGAATTCTTTGCCTATGCGTGTGCTGAATCTGCTGACTGGTGTGTCATAGATAGTACGGAACTTACCACGAGGATCATCGTAGTAAAAGGTATAGTTGGCTGGATATTCTTTGTATTCTCTTTGTCCATTTACACGCTCAACGATGTAAATGCGATCTTTTGTTCTATCGAACAAGGCATCTATGTAACTCATCTTTTTCCTTTTTGTGCGACTTCTAGCTCACACACACTCTACATGCCCAAGGTGGGCGTATTAATTATAATAACACTAATACTCTATAAAATCCTACACTGTCGATTAAAAATAATGTTAACGTAGTCATCAATAAACCAAAACTACCGCGGCTGATTGATGTGAATACACTAATGCTTAATGCTACAAATATGATCGGATATACAATCAACCAATTGGTATAAGGCACAGTTAGGCTCACTGCTAATGATATTACTAAATTTAAAATCCAATTAGTAACTTCTAAACATAATCTAATTGGATGACTGTGCCAATCATCTTGAATAAATTTGGCAGTCCTGTGCCAATCAATCAAAGCGTACGACCAACGGTTTCAAGAATGTCTTGAAGTGTTTCGTGATCTTGATTAGTTTCACCAAATTTTGATTTTTGAGCAATCTTAATCGCTTTTTTAAGAATCGCTGGCTTAACTTGTAGTTCTTCTGCTACTGCTTTAACAGTGTCATTTAATCCTGCAGATAAATCTTCAATTTCTGTTAATACCGCAATACCTTCGTTAACCAATTGAGTTAATTTAGCTTTTTGTTCGCTTGAAAACATTTTTGATGCCATTTTTGGCTCTCCTTTATTGATAATATATTAATTATACATTAACTATTTAACTATGTCTAGTCTTTTCAAAGAATTCTTTAATAGGATTAACTATTTCTTGGTTTATACGAGTTTTAATCTGATCATGATCAAAGAATTTTTGATAATTGTGTTGAATTTTATTCAAAGTTAATTGATCATACTCAGACCTTTTAAATTGTTTAATATTGTTAAGGATTAAATTTAATCTTTTGATATTGTTAAATTCTTGGTCATATAATTCATCAAACAAATTATCAAAGGTTTCAAATCCTTGACTACGCAAATGTGATAGTACTCCTGGTTGTGCCCAAAGTAAAAATGGATGTTGAAATGCTATAGGTTTAAATGTTTTTTCTGTCAGATGTAAAGGTAAATGTTCATCAGCAGTAGTTTCTGCTACTAAACTAAAATATGTGTCATCGTACCAAGTTGGATTAAAGTATCGTTGCTGTTGGCCAGTTGATCCAGTTTGTGCTGGCCAACCTGGAGGTAAATCGTTGGGTAGATATTTACCTGTACGTTCAATATAACTCCAATGGAAAATATCCAGATATTCCTGTATATGATCAAACAATAGATCATAATTGGGTTTTTGTAAGCCCATTGGCATCAATGCTAATTTAGTATAGTTCCTATTTGGAGTATATTGATCGTAATCTGATTTTTTATATAATAGACTTTCATGATACCAAAACCAATTGAGATTAGTTAACAACAACACATTGGGTAAATCAAATTTTGACCCACCCCATAATAGGTCTACTACTAACGGATATCCTTGTTGGTATAAGTCCATGTACCAACGATCTTTAGTTAGATTAGATACTATCAATGATTTACGTTTATCAGGTATTTGATCTTCAATATAGACTACATTGAAATGATCAGATATCACATCAATGAATGCAGATTGGTGGAAACTGGTATAGTTTGATCTGGACAGTATTAAATTAATCTTCATAGTGCGCGACACTTGCGCAGTATTTTGGTAGCAGTTTGGAATTGATAAGCTAGATCGTCAAATAAGTCCTCTGGTGGACGTTCAGCGTAAGCACGTGATACATAAGCCATCTGCCCCATATCACTATAGTAGACTTCTGTGGGCCAACGATGTTTGCCCCATTCCATGCTGTTGATTAATAGGCATTCATCACCTACATTTTTGAGCATTTCCTTTTTGGCTTTAACTGGAAGATTAACACTGCTTAATAATTTAACCCCAACTGGTACTGTGTTAACTCGGGGTTTGTCCATGTAGTGAGCAAACAGATGGACAATGTATGCTTCTAGATCGTGTTCCAAATTAACAGTAAGCTCGCATTCTGCTCTGCGAACTAGATCATAGGACTCCTTGACATAGGCTTCCCAATTGGTCACGGATTATATTCTCCAGAATTGTCTGAGGTGTTCTAAAGTCTGATCTAAATTGTCTTCTTCAAAACTAGCTTCTGCACTATCAAATGCTCGTGCTCTAGCATCATAAACGCTGCTAGGGATCTGTTCATCATCATAGTCATCTGCTAGTGCGTCATGTGTGTATTCCATAGCCCAAGTTAAGTCTTGTTCATTTGCTTCTGGAGACATTAATATTCGTTTTAGACGTTTGCTGATTAAGTGTTCATATGATGTTGTGCCATTGTCGTGTTCTACGCTTTCGCAGTTCCAACGACGACGTGCTTTACAGATAGCTTTATCTGGAGTCTTTTTGCAGCTGATATTATGCATCTTCATCTGTCCTTTACTGCGACTGCAATAGCTCTTGCGACGTTTGCTGGCTTTTGAACCTTTCTTAAGTTTGCTGGGTTTAGTAGTCACTGCTGTCTGTAGTTTGCTACCAGGATGTTCTCTGCGATAGGCTTTGACTGCTTTACGACTCATGCCATCTGTGCGATCTTTTTTATTGGCTTTTTGCCAATCTTCAGCTACGCTTTCATTGTTAGGCACACAGTTGTTGACACGCACACCACCTTTGATCTTAGTGCCTTCTTTGTGTTTGCCTTTCCAGCACTTAGCATCAAGGCGTTGCTTGATTGCTTTGGCTTCTACGATGATTTCATTAATTTTCATTTTTTCCGACCTCTACGCATATTTATCTGCCAACGGGCTAATTGTCCTTTACGTCCTGATGCTTTAGCTGCTTTTTGTAATTGTGCCATAGTAGCACCCTTAGGTATACCGTGACGTTGGCTATCGCCTGGGCGTCCTGGACCCTTACCATCAGCGAAGTTTTCATCTAACTGTCCTAAGAACTGTTCAGCGAAATCTTTGCAGATGTCTCTGATCTTTTGATTTTTGGTTTCTTGTAAACTGAATCTTTTGCTATCTTGTTGCTGTGATGGATCTATGAATCCACAATAAACTTTACGTACGATGCTTTCATTTATCAAATCTGTGCAACTTGGCCCTTCACGATCGTTCATGTATTCATTGCAAGGGCTTAAGGTAGTTAAGATGATACTGCCTTCAGGTATATCACCATAAGTCTTTTGATATTTTTGCATGGCAGCTGGTTCAGCATGCAATCTATCACCTTCATCAGCTGGTACATTTATAGCCCATATAAAACGATCACGTGGATCCAGCACACCAGCGGCTACCCACCCATAGTATTCAGGTTTGAGTTTTTGGGCGAACACTAGTTCTTTACAGAGTTTATAAAGGAAGTGATCTAGTTTTTTGTGATTGATGATTTCAAAATCGCTGGATTTCATTTTTTCTTTCTACCAGCACAATGGGCACGTTGGCTAAATCCTTTGGGATGGCTGCAATTAATACTCTTTTTGTATTTGGCGCTCCATTTTTCATCTATGTGTTTACTGCGAACACCATCAGGTAAGATGACGGGTTTCATACGCAAATATTGCGGAAACTTGCTATTGAACTCACGCATGATGATACCAGCTTGATCGTGTGCTTGGTTTTCTTCTGGGCTTCCTGTGTGCCAGCTACCACCACTTAATTCGTGTTCTGTGCGTTGTTTGAAATGGCACAATTCATGTGCTAGGGTACGTAGGACATCATTGGGGTTGCGATTGTTGATAGCCACATACACATGATCATCTTCGTTGGTAAAGCGACCAAATGTAGGAACGTTTGACTTTTCTATGCTGGGTTCTAAGGTGATCTTAGGAATACCAGGCAATTTTAAATGCTTTATAGCTAAAGGTAGGAAGTCTCTTAACGCATCAATCAGCGTCAGATCGTTAACAGCCATTTCTTCAAATAAGTCTATTGTTCGCATATTATGTATTTATATACCCACTACGTTTATCTTTAGCCAATCTTCTGGAATATCAAAGAACTCTGTGCTGAAGAATGTGCGGACTTTGCTGATAGCTTGTTCTTTATTAGTAGCCCATACTTTACGGACGGGTACTGTATCTCGACCAGTTCTTTGTTTATACAATTCTTGTGGATTGATGAATTGTGGCTGTCCTTCAATGCCCGCATCAGGATTTGTAGCATGTAAAGCGATGGTAAATTCATACTTCATAGCACCCTCATCAGGAACAGCATCTACCATATTAGCTTCACGTTCTGGATTCACATAAGCCCAACGATTGGCTGCATTTGAGCGACTATCTGAGGCTACTACAGTATAGTAATCTGGATTGGCTACATCATAGATGCGCCAGTTATGTCCAGCTGCGCCTGTGGTCGCTTGGTTATCATGTGTGACTCTCATCACGTGGACGCTGCCATTTTCAAATCCGTTGTGTTGTTCTATATTGCGTGCTGTGCGCTCTGCTGTATCTCTGGTAACATTAGTCAATCTACGATCTATACTGCGATTGCTGTTTACCAGTTGATAATCACCAACAGCATTACCATCTTCTATGCGATTGTTGAGATCACGGTAGTAATTGTCATCAGGCTTTTCATCTGCCATTGGCGTCGCTACCAAGTAGACGGGATCCATGCCCCATGATTTAGCAACATCTTTAACGGCATCCCAAGCAGTATCAGCAAACACAGCCATGCCACCACTGCCAGCATCACCACGACGACGCACCATCCAATAAGGACGACTACCACTATCTGGAGCCTTTTTCTTGGCTTTGCGTGCTTCACGTTCTGCTTGTATAGTCTGTAGAATATAACTTCTCGTTTGTTTATCAGCTGATTGGTATCTAGATACGTAGTCTTTGAATTTAATTAAATCGTCTTTTTCACCCGTATCAGTAAGCACTTTGTAAAGACGTTTCTGATATTCTTTCTTATACATCTCTGGATCTGTAGCGATACGTAAGGCTAGGGCCATGCGCAGTGCTGTGTTGACTAATTCTTCTTTGGTTTTGTTTAGATAATCACCACCTGGCGATCTGAATTCAATATAGCCTTCTTTGGTATTGATACTAGTGTATTTGCTGGTATAGCCTGTGTGTATGATCTTGCTGGCGGCTAAGGTAAGGCCTTCTTTCATCTTGTTCATCACAGCTTTAAGCTCATCACCTTTCATCTGCTGTACTTTGTTGCCAATCTTTTTATAAGCACCATCACAGTAATGATTGCTCAAGCGATCAAATTGTTCTAGCACGTGCTTGTCACCTAGGAAGATCGCTAGTTTAACGTAGTCAAGTTTGTCTACATTATAGTCTGGTACGGAAATATTTACATGCAAGCCAGTTGAACTATTAGTATAACCATGCTCACGGATAAACTCTAAGACCTGTTGCATCTGTTTCAGTGCTTCGTTTATCTCTAATGCTGGACTGACGAATTCTAATCCACCATCTTCGCTTTCGTCTGTTTCAATACTGCTATCAGGTTCAATGATCCACTGTCCTTTTTCCTGGGCACGGGCACGGCTGGTACCGTGATAGCTGTCACTGGCATAGGCATCAATTCCTGTTTCCGTTTTTAATTGATCTGCTACATATTCTGTGTTGAGGTATTCTTCATCATCACTGTAGCTGATATGGGGCCAATACAAGTAGTGTTCGTATTTGTTTAGAACATCACTCATGTAGTTCATGTCCATGACGTCGCAGTATTTTTCCCAGCCGGCACTGTCATTATTGTTCCACTCATCACGCAGTTTTTCTATACCCGTCATCTCAGCTTCTGCGTAGACGTCACTGACTTTACCTTCTTCTGCATTGTCAAATTCTAGTTTCTGTTGGCGATCAGTGTAGTCTTTTTCTTCTAGGTATTCACGTATAAATTCTTTTAAATCAGTCTGTGCTTCATCAGTCCTAAAGTAATCATCAAACTCAGCATCCTGCCACTGCATGAAATCATCATAGAGATTATCGCGTAAAGTATTGATAGTGCGGTCGCCGTTGGGATCATCACCGCCACGGAAGAAATCTAAGATGCTGTCTATATCATAAACACGTTCGTCGTAGCCCATGTCGGGTTCGGCCTCACCTTCACCATAGTCACGCACATTGTGGATACAGGCTTCTAATTCAAAGCCCATCTTCATGCCTGTAACAAGTGGACTATTTAAGAAGTCTTGGAACGCCTTAGGCGTCATTTCTGCTTCATCTAAGACTGCTTCTAGTAGGTTAATTTTGAACTGATCGTATCGCATATTGTATATTTATCTTACCATTCTGCGCCAGTTATGCGACGATTATGCTCTAATATAGGAGCAATTTCTGCTCGTAAATCTCTACTATCAACTTGTCTGGCACGGCCCCAGTTTCTAAAATCGTCAAAACTGTGATGATGCACAGTGGCATTTTCACTGATCTTAGTCTTTATCTGATCTTTGCGTTTGATACCTGCATCACTGAGATCAGCCCAACCATAGTAGAATAAAACTAGATCGTCAAATGTTTTTTTACAAGTTTCTGTCTTGTCGTTGCCACCCCAATGACGTCCACCAGTATAGGTCACTGGATAGTTGTGTATGCTGCGGCTCACACGGCTCATGATTGGACCGTGCCGTGGTGCTCCAGTATTGGCGAAATCATCATATCCCCAATAGCGTTGTTGATGCAGGGGATGTCTATGATCTAATAAGGTCTGACCACGTTCAGGATTTTCCATGTCAACGAACACATAGTTACCTATGAAGTACTGTGTGGGGTCAGGTAAGTCACGTAAATGATCAGTGTTGCCGTATAGGAATTCTGTGACATTGAGTGCCATGCGCCATCCGCCTAGGACTTTTTCTATGTTCATGACTTCTTCGTCAACTGGCACGCTGTCAAAGAATTTATTTTTAGTGTAGCGTATTTCCCAGTCTGGACATATTTCTCTGATGATTTCCATGCTGCGATCTGTTGAATGATAGTCAATCATGATGCCATGATCAAATATGCGTTTATGATGCTCTAACCACCACGGCAGTAGATATTCTTCGTTGTAGAAATGACAAATAACTGTTTTCATTGATTAAACTTTAATTTAATATCCGCTCACTCTAGGCATCCCTCCAAGGCAGCAGCCGCCTCATAACACCAAACGGTCCCTGGGTTATGTTCTATGGTGCATTATTAGGACTAGCATGGTGCGGATCATTGGGATTGAACCTATTGCCCTGCGTACCATTTGGTCCATGTGGAATAGTCTTAGGATCTTCTCCCGCTCCTGGTTTATTCCAATATGTTGTGTTCACTGTCGCACGATCTTGTAACATCTTATATCTTTGCGGATTAGCCTGCTGTGCAGCCTGAGGCCACGCCCTTAAAAATGCCAGCTGAGCTCTAGGCAAAGTATCAAGGTGCTGAATAATTATGCTGGCCGCATACAAACTGCTGGGCCAATCTCCACCATCAGCAAAAATCTGTGCCATGTGTGGTTGTATAAATCGCCAATCAGCAGCATCTGCCTGCGCCCTTCCTGTTGGGTCTGCTTCTGTTGTGCCTAGCATCCTAACTACCAATCCTCTAGTCAATGGAGGAGGTTGTTGTCCTTGTTGTTTTGCCTGTGCCGCAACCTTTTGATAAGCAGCGGATATTTTAGCATTATCTTGTTGGCGACGTGCTTCACCAGCGTTTACCATTTTCGTCAATTGGTCGCGCAACTGTTGAACTTTGGGATCAACTTGCTCATTTGCTTCGTTGACTTTATCTAAGAATGCTTGTTCTTCTGGAATACCTAATTTTTGTATACTCCATAGGATCTGATTATACTTCTGATCTGATAATCCCATGGTGTTTAATCCTTTAGCCGCAGCATTATACAAATTTGGCCTTAGATGTTGTTTAGCTTCTGCAGGCCAACCACCTTTCATGACGTTCCATAAAGTGATTAGACTAAATCCTTCGCTGTCGGGTTCCCAACCATCATCACCATGTGGCTCTGTGATAAAGATAGCACCACGTTGTATCAACAATGGCACATTTAGTTGTCGCCTAGGTTGATTGAAAGTATATGGAGCACCTCCATATTTGCCTTCTCGCACATCTTTAGTCCCAACATAGGCTTTGATAGTAGGAATACCTAATTCTTTTGCCGCTGTTGCTCTGTGGTATCCGTCTAAAACATAGCCATCACCAACAACAATAGGCGGAGCCGTGTCAAAGTTCATCTTTTTATATTGTTCAACTTTTGCTCTATCTAATCCAGATAATTCTAACTTGAGTGAATTTACGGGTATATTTTTGAGAATAAATTTGCTAAATTTGTTAAGATTATCTAGGTAATCAGGATGTAAGTTTTCATCGTGATGTTTTTTAATGTAGTTGGTAATAAACCCTACATCAACTGCTTCTAAGATAAACTCTTTCGCTCTCATCCTCTTAAATCCCAAACTCTCATAGTCCTATCACCACGCAGGCAAGCGGAAGTAAACCTTCCTACACCAAAGGTGATAACACCATTTATCATCACACTAGGTGCCGCTGTAGCACCACTCATCTGTGCATACTGTCTATTGCGTGCTGGATTGAGGTCGTACTTCTTACCACTGGGTATTTTTATACTCCACTTT